CGGAGATCAGGGTCTCCAGCAGCTCCTCTACCCGGCGGCTGCTCATGCCACGGGTTTCCTCCCGGACGATCTTCCGGATAAGACTTTCCGGAGCCTCGATGTTGTTTCCGCTGCTCTGGTCGCCAAGCACGGCCAGGAACTCCCGGTTTGGCGGAATAACCGCCCCCTGGGCAAGGTAGGGAATCTGAGGAGCTTTCTGAATATTGAAACCGAAGTGCCCGCCGCCGATGAAGGGAACCCAGTCAGGAATATCGAAACTCAGCATGTTCAGTCCCCGTACAACCAGGTCGATCATGCTGTTGATAATACTGATAAGGATGTTCACCGCACCTTTTCCCACATTCACAATTCCCTTCCACGCCTTGTCCCAGTCTCCGGAGAACACGCCCGTGATAAAATCTATGAAGCCTCCGCACACCTGCTTCAGACCAGCGATCAGTTCCCCGCCGTGCCCCGTGGCTACCGTCAGCGCAAGGAGCAGAGACGCAATCCCGGCAATCAGCAGAGGGATAAAGGAACCAACCAGCAGCGAAATTCCCAACCCCGCCATCATAATCCCTGCGATAGCCAAAAGCGTGTTCTTCAGATTGGCGCCGTTCTTCATCATGTCATGGAAGGCTGTCACCAGCAGCACCGCACCGCCGACAATCAGCGTGATACCGGCGGCAATATTACCAAACGCCATATACAGTGCTCCGGCGGCAATGGCAACGCCCAGAATCATCTCCGCCATGTTGCCCCAGTCTACGCCGTTCTCCCAGGCGTTCTTGACTCCGTCCCAAGCAATGAGCAGACCGCCGATGGCGATTATAATCAGCCCCAGCTTGGAAAGAATAGCGCCCAGCTGTCCCGGAAGCATGGAGCCGATTTTCCAGAGTGCAAAACCTGCGCCAATCAGAAGCACATAGTTTGCGATTCTGTCCAGGGTTTCGGAGATACCGTCCGCCCATTCAAAGTCCGGCTGAATGCCGCTGTCGGAGCTGCCGCCTCCGGAACCGACCGTGCTTGTATCCGGGGATTCCAGCTTGTTGATCTCGTCGAATCCCATGAGCTGCTTCGTTGCTTTCTGCGCCTGCTTACCCACATTTTTATAGGCCTTTCCCTGATTGTTCAGAGCTTTGGCAGCGTCCGCCGATTGCTTCACCGTCTTGCCGCCCAGCATGGAAAACAGAGCGGCAATTTTCCCGATGATTGCCGTCAGAAGATTCACAATGGTGGTAAACACCGGAATCACCACGCTCATAAGCGGCTGCATCATCGTCAAAAAAGCACCCTTCAGCCGGGCTACAGCTGCGGATGCTTCGTCGTTATTCTCAATGACCTGCCCCATCCAGTCACGCACCGCCCGGAGGCCTGCCGTAATCATAGAGAAGACAAACACACGGGATACAAGCCTGGAGGCTCTGGAAAGCAGGGCATCGAACCCTTTCCCGGTGGAATTGACAGCGTCTCCGAAAACGCTCTGACTTTTGGCAGAGGCCTCGATCTGCTCGGTCATCTCTACCGCCTGAGCTTTCAGATTATCAACATCTTCTGCGGCATTCCGAAACTCGTGTTTCAAATCTGTCGCCGCTTCTGAGGCTCGTATTACTTCGTCAGTAATCTTCGTATACTGACCACCTAATTTCTCTGCTTCCTTATTTTGGCGTGCAAGAATTGCTTCTTGCTCCTTTAAAGACACCTTGGCCTCTTGCAAGGATGTTTCTGCCGCAACCCACTCAGCCGGATTCTCGGTTCCACCATTGCTCCGTATGGCCTCCATCTCCGAAATCTGCGCTTTCAAATCAGAAATCACGGATTCCGTCTTCATGGCCTCATCCTTAACTGCTTCCAGTTCAGCCTTGATTCCTGACTGCTTTTCTTCCTTTTCACGGACATTCGAAAAGGCAGAATCTCTCTTTTTCTTCAAATCAGCCAGTTTCTTTTCGCTGGATTCAATTTCCTTATTCAGTTTGCTAAGGCTCTTTTCAAGTCCTTTATTATCCAGGTCTGTGGAGAATGTAATTTTGCCATCAGCCATAAAACCACCGCATTTTACACAAATTTACACATTTCCCTATTGACATTTACACAAAAGTGTGTATAATAGTGAATGAAAGGGGGAGAGAGATTGAATCCTAGGACAAAGGCAATTAAGGACTTGGAGGCACTCGGATTTGTTTTCGATCGGCATGGCGCAAACCATGATATCTATCGGAATCCTAAAACGAGAGTTTCCGTTCCGGTCAAGCGGCACGATTTCAACGAAAACGACGCTCGCTACATCCTCAAAGAGGCCATGCGGAACCGGAAATAACCGGTTCTGCTGGCACTCTGCCTCTCTCCCCCTTTCATTCAATCAATTTAAGGAGTGACGCATATGGTATATATCTACACCGCAACCATTCACGAAGAAGACGGCACTTTCTATGCCGCCGTGCCGGATATTCCCGGCTGCATCACCACCGGACACAGTCTTTCCGATGCTATCGACCAAATTACAGACGCATTGTCAGCTTGCCTTTGTACCATGGAGGACAACGATGATCCGATTCCCGCACCTTCTGAGCAGTGTGACATTTCCCACGAAGCTGCCGAATTCTGCACACTGGTAAGAGTGGATACCATCGCATATCGCTCTCTGACGGACACCAGAGCCGTCCGGAAAAATGTTTCCATTCCCGCCTGGATGGCGGCCAGAGCCGATAAGCTCGGAATCAACTGCTCCAAGGTGTTGCAGGACGCTCTGCGGCAGCAGCTGGCATAACCCAAACTCCCCGGGGATTCCGGGGAGTTTTATTTTGCGCCCCAACTGCTGAGCACCGAGTCTTCCGCGTCGGTGAAGGTCTGCTGAAAATCCACCAGGTGTCGGTTCCGCCGATACCATTCCGCTTCCGCTTTGTCCAGCTTTTTTCCTCTTGCCCGCTGGTCACGCACCCGGACAATTTGAGAAAACAGGCAGTCCCCAATTTCCATGTAAGCGGACAGAAACGTCCACCAGTGGAGACCTCCGGAGTTCTGCTCCCTGTCATACGGAATATCCCGCACATCCTTGCCGACAATTCTGCTGACCGGAGAGAGGATATAGGGCAAATCCTGTGCCCAGAACACAAGCCGTTTCCCTGCGTTGGCTCTATCCTCCCCGCCGCCGTTGATAAACCAGAAGCAACGCTCCACAGCCTCCCGATAGTCCGTCTCCGGAATCCGTTCATAGTCCGGATAGAAAATCTTTACGGAGACAAACGCCTTCTCCTGACTGCTCAGTTCCGGGTCTTCCAGTGCATCGATGATGTCCAGGATGACCCGAAAGTCATAGCGGATGTCATATTCCGCACCACCGACTGTCAGGCGTTTGGGAAGAGAGTAGTTCATGCGAATACCTCCCCGGAATCACTTCCGGTATTTCTGGTACTTCTCGGTATACTTCCGGATTCTGGCATCCCGCTTTGCCATATTCTCCGTGACGGAAGCGTCCATCATGTCCAGGATCCCAAGCAAGAAGTTTTCAATCACCGTCAGGCCGCCAGCGATGGCGAACAGGCGGGTTTTGAAAACATCCTTACAAAATCCTTCCCCGAACAGGGAATCCACAGCAGAACACATCAGGCGGTCTTCCTCCCGGCTGATATCGAACTTGTCGGCAGGCTCCTGCGCTGCCTCGTAGCATTCCCGCTTCTCTTCGTGGATTTTGGAAAGCTTACTGACCAGTCCGTACAGGTCTTCCGCAAAGCCCTGGTCAGAGGGATTGAAATCCAGACTCCGGCCTGTATCCACGCCGTCCATACTGACAGGCACATGAAGGATACCGCCGGACAGGTTCAGATTCTCAACGCTCATGATTCACCTCATTCGCCCTTCGTGAACACCAGCGCCCCGCCGGTCATCTTGGCCGTGCCGGTTTCCCGCTCGCCGCCGAAGGTCACGTCGATGGGCATTCCCACGTTGGCTGAGCCGCCCAGGCCGGTAGGCCTGACAGCACTGGCAGGGTACCGCTCGGCAAACGCACCTTCGGTGGGAGTGCCGGTGTAAGCGTGCACCAGCAGCAGGTCGTTGTTGGCCATCGCTCCCACATCCTGATCTTTGATGGACTGGTTCCAGATCTTCAGCTGAGCCTTGTCGCCGGAATCCAGTTCGCAGGGGTCAAAGGACTGGGTGATCTTCGGCCTCTGGAGGGTAGTTCTTGTGACACCCAGAATGTCCTGCTTGGTCTCTTCGCTCCAGTCGTACTCCATGGAGCTATCCTCCACACGCCGACCGATGACAGACCAGGTGGGTTCCGTGGAAGTGCCGGTGTTGAGATACAGAATCAGCAGCTTCCTTTCCACGACGCTGCCTTCCGTAGTGTTAAAAGTCATATCAGCCATTCGTTTTTCACCTCAAATTTCTTCGTAAATGTCACGGCCAGCTGCACCATGTACATGGCCGTGCCTTCTTCGTCCGCACCGTACAGAACGCCGTTCTGCGCGGTGATCTTCTCCGATTTCGGGTCATCTCCGAAGGTTGGTGCCTTGTCCAGGACGGACATTTCCTGCACCCACTCCTGGAAATCCATGACCCAATCCGCATTCTCGGCGGCTCCGTCATCGTCCCCTGGGGATTTCTCGAATACATAGTACAATCCGAAATTGTGCTGGTTGGTGACGATGACATTTCCCAGAATATCAGAGGTTCTGGAAACCTCTGTAAGGCCGGAGGGAAATACGCCGCCATTGAATGGAATCTGGTCTGTATAGTCCACATGGAAGCCCTGGAAAGCTTCCGCACCGGGATACTCGGAAAGAAATTCCCGGATTTTTTCCAGTGCGGTCATTTCCCACCCCTCCTATTCACATACACCTGTATGTCATGGGCAATCTGCGCCGCCTCAGAAGCCATCATCCGTCTGTCCCAGAAGGGGCCAGCTTTCGGATGCTTTGTCAGATCATAGTTCAGGTCACGCTCTGTGGCTTTCAGAACAGTGCCTTTCCGGTATCGGTAACCAACCCCGGGAATAAATGCGGGGCCTTTCCCGGTTTTGGAATTGACCATGACCTTTTCGTAGTACATATAGAGAGCGTATGGAGCGGCAACCTCAATTTCCGTTGGGCTCTTGATATGCTTCGATTTGGTGGAAAGCACCCCGGTTCGGAATGGCATATATTTGGTAATCCGGTTGTTGATGATCCGGGTCACCTGCCTCTGCACATCCCCGTTCTTGTCAACACCCAACCTGGTCAGGATAGTGTCCACAGGCTTCATTTCCACTTTAATCCGTGTGCTCATCCACCCGCCTCCACATGAATCAGCTTCCCGTTCCAGTATTTGGGGTCAACGTACTTCACCACAACCAGCCCAGGAACCTTCACCGGAATAAAGGACGGCCACTGCGGCGCCGTGATTTCCTCGCCGGTACCCACCAGAACCTTGTCCTCAGGATGCACGCACACCTCCGAACAGGGAATGACCAACAGAAAGGAATTGACCTCCTTACTTCCGGTCTTGTCCACATTCTCGGTTTTCTTGAAGTCCAGGAATGCTCCGGTGTGCACCGTCCGGGCAACCTTGCCACCCTCCTTATGGTAGACGGTGACTGTCTGATTGCACAGCCGGTAGTCAAGTGGCCCCTTTCGCCGCCGGATATTCAGCACTTCCCTCACCCCCGATAGATGTCCAGGTAGATCCCCGCACATCGGTATAGCTCTCTTGCCTGTCCCTTCGGACTGATATCCACCGCTGCCGGGGTTCCGTAGCTCACAGAGACAGATCCGATAGAAGCGGACTGGACTGCTCCGGTCTCTCCGTTCTGGACTGCCTCGAAGCCGTTCAGGGCATCGGCCATGGCACACACGGCCATTTTCTCTGCCCCTGGTTCCGGCTCTGTCACGGTGTAAATCCGCTTGTACCGGGTCAGAACCTCCCCAGCTCGTTTGCAGAGCCGGGGGAAGTCTCCTTCTGAAATTGCGCTGCCGAGATAATCCTGAATGTAAAACCGATAATCCGGCATAGCGTTCCTCCTATCAGACCGAGGTCTTGGCCTTCAGGGCGATACCGTTCAGGGCAGCAGCCTTCAGGGTGTTCTTCAGCACCACACCGGCCACCAGTTCAACCTCGCCCTTCTTCACAGCACCGGGTGCTTTCAGATCAGGCATATAGCTGTTGATAACACCGGTTCCGGTGGGGGAAATGCCATGGAAGCCGTCCAGGGCAATATTCACAGCGTAAATGCTGGAGGTACCGGCGGCGGAAGTGCTGGGCGTGGAGGTGTCGATGACATCCACAGACTTGGTTCCGTTGTAGTACATACCGGCATCCATGATGGGGATACCGCCGAAGTACTCCACAGCTCTGCCGAAGTCGTCCTTCTTCCGGTCGTAGTATCCGGCACGGCGGGCAGCTGCCCGAACCTTCAGCAGCATAGCCGTGTTCATCAGCAGCAGAGAAGCACCGCCGTCCACCATGTGGGTCAGCTGATCCAGCTGGTCTACGAAAGCGTTGGCATTGCTGTCCATCTTAGTGGAATCGGACAGATCGATGTCCGTGGTGAAATCGTTGGAGGTTCCGGTCAGAGCCTTCCTCAGGCCGTCGAAGGTATTCACAACGTAGCCGGTACCGGAAGAGGTGGAAGTGCCGTTGATAACCAGGTTGTGGAAGTAGTTGGCCGTTGCCTTGATCTTCTGCTGTGCCTGGAAAGCCAGCTCGTCCACAGCACCGGAGGTATTCTGGAGCACACGGTCTACCTCAAAGGAACCGCCCATGATGACCGCCTTAGCGGTCTTCTCCTCCCGCTTGGCCTCGCCTGCGGTGTACTCGGTGTTGAGCGCACGCACAGCGGCGGTAGAGGGAGTTTTCAGCTGAATGTAACCGTAGGCCAGGGTAGAACCTCCGGTGCCGGGGGAAATGGAGTTGTCGAAGGTCAACATGTCCAGCAGCAGAGAACTGCGCCGGAACGTGTCAATGACCTGCTGATCGACCTTGTCGGCCATACCGACCTTTGCTTCTGCCAGAGTAATTGCCATAGTGAAAAATCATCCTTTCATGTTGTATTTGGCTCTGAGAGCTGCCGCAAGGCCGCCCTGGTCCGAGCTGGTGTTGGGTTCCTGCTGCTGGGTGCCTGCACCCTTGGAATAAGGAGGCGGGTTGCCACCGTCATCGAACAGGTATCCGCTTTCCTTTTGCAGCGTTTCCAAGGCGGTCTTGATGTCCGCCTCCTGGTTCTTGCTGGCCTTCAGAGCGTCCACGTCCAGCATTGCCCGGACAGCCTTGGTGCTTCTGCCGCGGCTCCCGGTGATGGCAGCGTCCAGGGCGTGGTCAAATTCCATGTCCGCAATCTTCCGCTGACTTTCGGCCACAGCATCGTTGTACTTCGTCTCCCAATCCTTGGCGGACTGCTTGATGGTCTCGATGTCCTGATCCTGGAAGCTAGAAATAGTCTTCTGCGCCTCGCCCAGCTGGCTCTTGATGGTGTCATAGTCGGCAAAGGGCTTTTTCGCCGCTTCAATGTCGCGACCGTTTTCCGCCATGATCTCGTCGATGATCTCCTTGCTCAAAGGCTGATCACCAATCTTGAAATTCTGCAAGAACTCTCGTTTCATGTGTTTTCCTTCCTCAGCTATGCTTTGTTGTATGGGGGTTGCCTCCCCTGCTGTCGGCTCGTTTTACGCCAGCCACGGCAAAAATGATATGAAAAAAGCAACCGTTCGGAAAACCCGAATAGTTGCTTCAATCAACTTGGTTGTAATGGCACTTCCCATCGTGCCATGCGCCGCATAATTCCTTTTTGCACTCCACAAACTCGGCGGTGTTGTGTTCTATCGTCTGTTGAAGGGTTTGGCAGTTGTCATCGTTATACTCATACGTTGTCTGCTGAACCAGATGCCGGTTCACCGCATAGGGGCAATACATCATGTTCATTTACCTTTCTGGGAATAGTGAAAGAGAGCCATGTTACCATAGCTCTCTTTCCTTATCCACATATTGCTTTCCTGAGTGTCCCAAAGACATCATCCTCAACAATCTCAAACCTTCCTCCGGGGTGATCTGGGTTTGCGATGGGGCGAGGATTGTGCGGGTCGTAAAGGTAATCTTCACCGCTATCATCAACGATTTGAAGAGCTCCTGAACCTTCGTCATAGGAAAGAACTTCATATTCCTTTCCATCCGTCAAGCCATCAATTCCGAAGCTTTTACCAACATATCGGACACGCATATCATTTCGCCCCTTTCAACTTTATTTCATCCGGCGGAACGCCTTTGGTATTCTCATACCAGTGAACCACATAATGGTGATTCTTTGCATACACCGTCCCGGATTTCTTCTTCCAGTTACTTGCGTCCCCATAGTCAGGGTATGTTGCATACAGTCGCTTCAAATCCCGAATCGGTGTACTTGTTCCGTCTCCGGCCATCGTATACACCTCAACAGCTGCTGCACCTTTAGGGACAACGCCTTGAATTTTTGGGAGGTTTACAGCCACAGTATGAGGAACCACGGTATCTGCTTCCTGCAACTTTTTCGGCAATCCGGATTCCGCCTTGATTGTAGCATCGTTGTTGATAAATTGCAAGTTTTTCTCATAACTCTCTGCCGCCTTTTCCGCCTCTCTGGCCTGTTTCGGCCCGAAACCGGACATTTCCATACGCTCATGCTGAAGCCTCAGGCCAGCCGCTTTGGAGAAACGTTTGTACTCCTGATTCAACACATGGTACTTGATCTGGCTCTGCTGTAGGCTCTCCTTGTCCCCGGTGGCCTCGGCAACCAGGATTCTGCGCTTCTGCTTCCGGATGGAAGCTTCCAGTCGCCGCTGGTGCTGAGTGGCCTCGTACATGGTGTAATGCTTGCCGTTGTAATCAATCCCCGTCTCATTGTCCTGCCGAAGCTTTGCCAGCTCCTCCGGCGTGTACTGAGGGGTATCCACACCCAGGATAATCGGGAAGGCGGCATGGCCGCAGTTCAGGGTGCCAATTCGCCGGACAAGTGAGTTGTTCAGTTTCTCATAGGCCGCGTCGCTGTACTGCCTGCCCTGAATGGGCTCATGGTCGGGAGCACTGGCAGCGTGAGCAGAGATTTCCCAGCCGTCACAGCCGAAATCATCGTGATTCTGCTGGCTTATTTTCTCCTGCATCAAACCCAGACCGCCCATAACGTTCCGCCGGACAGCGGCCTCCAGGGAGGTAGACACGCCGGATTCATAGTCAATGGAAACAATGCCTCGGTCTGCCAGATTCCGGGTTGCCTCCCGGATGGCTGAGGCGTAATCCTGGGCACCGGTGGCCGCCTTCTGAAAGGCGAAATCACAGGCGTTCTGATAGGCTTTCGTCAGTTCTCTCAACTTTCCGTCTGGCCCCACAAAGCCCAATGTCTGGGTGATGTTGTTCAGATTCTCATCCGCTAGCTGTACCGCCGCTGATACAATCTGCTGCAAGGCCTGATTCTCTCGGAAGGGAACGGCCTGGACATATGGGTGCTTTCGGATATCATAGTCATATCCGGCCTCCCCTGCCCGGTTCATTAGCTTTCGCAGTTCCCGGTGAGACACCTTCAGACGCTTCCTAAGCTCCTTTTTCAGCTGTCGCTGAGACACACCCAACTGCTGAAGCCTCCATGCCTGGTAGGCCGCCGTACCGGTGAGCTGCCCTGCCTGGGCAATTCGTTTGGCAATGTCCTCAATCAGAAACTCCGTCACAGGAGATATCAGCTGTCTGGCTTTCTCCCCTAAAACGTCGATCTGGTCAGCGGTCAGCATTCTTACTCACCATCCTCGGTGTTCTCAGTGTCCTCCGTGTCAGGCATATACTTCTTTCGGATTTTCGCCAGCTGAGCTTCTGTATCTGTTGGCATATTGAACCGCCAACCCAGGGCAATTTCCGGCTTGAGCATCCCGGAGGCTACCATGTCCTTGTATTCCTCCCAGGTCTTCTCTTCGTCGTAGAGGACACCGTTGCCCCAGTCCACAACGATAGAGCCATCCTCCACCTCGTGAGCACCGGGAACATGATACAGCTGTCCCAGAATACCACACAGTCTGGCAGCCTCCCGCAGAGCGTTTTCCCACATCCGCTGGAAGTCAATAATCGTCAAATTGTAATCGCCCTCGGAAGAAGTCACCTCCGTTGCCGTCCGCTCCACAGCCTCCACCTCGGACAGAAGTCCCCGTTTCAGGCCGATCAAGCTTTCCACATTGCGCAGGTACTCCCGCTTCCGCTCCAGATAGGACTGCTCTCGCAGAGCCGGAGAGAAAATGGTAATGCCGACATCCTCCGGAGCTTCATCCAGACCGGTGAACACGCTGGCAGATAGCTTCTTCCGCCCCGTCTCGTCAATCTCCAACATATCCGCGCTGGCAATGATCCGGCTCTTTCCCCGTTCAAACTCGCCGCTGAGCTGGGCCTCGTTCCGGTCAATGTTCTGAATCAGACCCGCCGCCGGGGCATAGACAGAAACGCAGTCCAGGCTCCCATCCACGCAGTTTTCAATGGGAACTTTCAGCCAGGCAATGCCGACACTGCCGATGGGCTTTTCGAAAGTATACTCTTCTTGCAAGTCCGCATATTGCGGAAGGCTATCCAGAGGCACAGGAAGGCCAAGCGTGCCGGAATCCTGCGCACGGTACAGCTTGTTCGTAATCGTAAGATACCCACCCGGACGCACCGTCCGCCGTTCCAGCAACGTGTAATAGAACTGGTCATAGGTGCTTCTTTCGCAGGTGCCGATGTCGATGGGGTCTCCGTGCTCATCTCTGGCAAACACCAGCATATCCCGCCGGTTCACAACGTAAAAGCTGAAACCATTCTTTTCCGGTACCGGCTTCAAACCGCTTTCCCCGCCAATCAGTGCACGGTGCATGGCAGTCTGTTTTTTCATGTCCACAGCCTCCAGGACAGCTTGTGTGAATGTGTCCCGGCTTGTAGCGGTATACTCGGAAAACGCCGTCTTCGTCAGCTTGTTGACAATGGTGTACGGAATCCGCTGGCAGGAATCAGAATCATCCGACGGCGTACTTTCGTAATACATGCCGTACCACTTCTGGATGGCACGCTTCATCTCAGGCGTTGTGATATCTACGGCACGAAAGGCCGTTTCTAAATCAAAATCAAAGTAGTTCATGCTTTCTCACCTGCCGTGTTGATTGTGATTTTCCGGAGAGCCCGGACAGCGTATTGCAGCCCCTGAATATAGGCATCCTTCCGGGCAAGCTCTGCCCGGAGTTCGGCGATTTCCGCTTCCAGCCGTGCGTTTTCCGCCTGCAAGGAAGCCTTTGCCCAGATAGGTGCCCTGTCTATGATCCATTTACGAATCCGTTTCCTCATCGCAAATCCCTCCGATAATCTGCCGTGCCTGCCGGTTTCTGCGCATGACTGTGGCACAGAAATACCGGATATCATCCATGGCATGGTCGTTTTCCTTCACCGGCTTGTCCACCTCTCCCTTATCGTCCCAGTGGTACAGTCCAAATTCCCGAATGGCGTCCTTGCAGTCCGCACCGATTTTGATAACTCCGGCCTGAAGCATCATGGCCGTCAACCGGATACCATACATGACATCATTCTTCGCTTTCCGGACGGAGAAACGCCCGTGAGAACGAATGCAGGTAATAAAAGAAGCCGCTGACGGGTCAACCACAACGTGTCGGATATCCCTGTCACCGGCCAGCTTTTCAATTTCCCGGTAGTATTCCTCATCCGTGAGCTGGTGCTGCTTCTCCCTCCCAGAGTGATAAAACTCTGATACCCGAACGGCAACGCCGTCCCGGACACACCACAGGCCAGCTGAGAAGGGGTTCAGGGTTCCGTAGTCGCAGGAGATATACCACTCACCCCACTCCGGTAAATCGTCCGTAACATGCTTCTCTGGGTCGAACTCATAGACCAGCCCTTCCGCAAGGCACCACTGCCCCAGGATATACCGCCGGTAGAAAATGCCGGTATACATCGCCCGGTATCTGGCTCGTATCTGCTCCGACAGGCTCAGATTATCCTCCATAGTGAAGTGGAGGTACAGAAGGTTTCGCTTCTTCTGTTCATCAATCCATTGCTTTTTGAACCAATGCTCCGGCCCTGCCGGGTTGCAGTTGCACCAGAACTTGGAGCCGTCCACAGAGCAGCGGCCAGTTGCCTGGTTGACGAAGCTCTCCGGCATCAGGGCGATTTCATCCAGAAGAATTCCGGCCAGAGTAATGCCCTGCACCAGATCCTGAGAGCCTTCGTCCTTGCCGCCAAAGATGTAGTAATAATTCTCGGTACTGCCCCGGGAGATAACTACCAGGTTATCCGTTCGCCTGTCGCGTATGGTGTATCCCCTTGCCGGAAGCATCTGCTTGAGTACGGATAGAACATTCCGGCGGAAGCTGCCCACGGTCTTTCCGCACATGCCGAAATTCTGGCCGTTGAAGCTGTGCATCGACCATTGCACGAAAGCCAGCGACATGCACACGGTTTTTCCTGACCGGATGGCTCCATCTGCTATGATTCCATCTGCATCTGATACCCCGGATTCCGGGAGCCACCAGGTGAGTATCTGCTTCTGCTTCCGGGAAAAGGGCTGAAACCGAAATGCCGCCTGTTTTAATCCTCCTGCCATATCTGTCCCGCCTCTTCTCTCAGCGCGTCCATGAACCCGTCATCCGGTGTGCTTTCTTCCCCGGTGGAATCCCCGAGCAGGTCAACCAGAACCTTGGCGCATCTGGCATCTCCCTGAACAGCTGCCTCTGTCAGTCCAACGATCATGGCCATCTGATTGTCGATATCCTCCGGCTCGACCCCGTCACGGGCAATTTTATTCCACACACGTCTGTCCGTCACCGGCAAAGACAGGTACAGATCAGCCGCCTGTTTCAGGCTCCGTTTGCGACGGCGGGCAGCACCGGACGCAATTCCACCAGCTCGGCCACATTCTCTCGCTTCATCCTTGCTTCTCTGATTGAACGGAACAAGGTTCTTCGTTCCATCTGCCACCCGTCACCACCTCTCAAAAAAGAGGAGACCCGGATAGTCTCCGAGTCTCCTTTGCAATTTCGTTTTTACCAGTATAGCACATTCAAATTGAAAAGTCTTCCGGTTTTTTTCCGGTTTTCAAATTTCAGTGCATCCGTACAGGCTGAGTGTAAAGTGATGGAGAGCGGAATCCTTTCGTGCATAAACCTGTGACTTCTCAATTCCCAGTTCCATGCACAGCCTGTCAACGTTGCCCCTGGCCGGGCTTATGTAGAATCTGTCCAGTATCAGCAGTTCTTCCGAATTGAGGATTGCAAGAGCGCTGTCTACCAGGCTGACCCATACTTTCGCCTGCTCCAGCGAACGTGACAGTTCCTCCCGGTGAACGATGTTGGAAAGATACCTGTCCTCCCTGCCGGAACCGCCTCCGGTGACCGGCGTGCCGTCCGATGTGGCACTGCGAATGCTCTGCATCTCAGATTCCAGCCGGGTGATTTCCTCCGGAATGCTGCGTAAAGACTGCTTCATGGCGTTATATCTTTTCAACTTTTCCATTGCTTCCCGTTTCCAGTCCAAATGATGTCACCTCCATTTCCCTGTCTGATAGTCGAATTTCTTCACGTCGTACCGGTCAGAAAAGCCATAGAACCCTTCCCGGATTTCATCTCCATAGACCTGCCGAAGGAGCCTGTCCAGCATGGACTGGTAATAGTCGGCTTCGTCGTGCTTTTCAAAGGCCGGGGAAAACTCCGTCATCAGCTCCTCAATCCGGTTCAGCACCTTCAGAATCCGTTTGCCGGAGAAGGTATTCTTCCCCATCGCTTCCGGATCCCGGAGGGCCAGTGTTAGGAAATCACACATCTGCTGCCGTCCTACCCGAATGCCTCCTTCAAAGGCAGCGTGTTCCCTCTCCTTCTGCCGGGATAGGAAATCATTCTTTGGCATTGTCCATCGCCTCCCATTTCTCGCAGGAATCACCGCTGTCCATAAAATCGGCTCTGTGCTCCGATTCTCCATTGCAACACACGCCGCAGTAGGATTCATACCATTTGCAGGTCTCACAAACCTTCATGGTCACCCTCCAAATCCATTTTTGCGCCGCAGAAGGGGCAGTACCGCACTGGCACCACGTCGGCGGCATTGGCGGTACATTTTACCACGTTAATTGCCGACACAAAGCCTTCTACAAAAGGATCCACCTCCACGGTGTCCAATAGCAGATTCGCATACTCTTTGTTCAGTTTGTCTTCCAGCACTTTCCAGCTGATGTAATCATCCATTGTTATCTCCTTTCCGCCCGGGTTGCCCCGGGCTCGTATTATCCCCACTGTTCGGCCATTGCGGCGGCAATACCGGGGAAGGTCTTGCTTCTGACCTTCCCGCTCCGGCTGTATGTATCCTCCCAGGTGCGGTTTTTCCCGCTGGGCAGTTTCCCGAAAAGCTTCCCGTTATCCGGCTTAGGCAGGCCGTTTGTTTTCAGCTTCGGTAAATTTTTCAGCCACAAGCAAGTTGCCTTTGTTACATACTGCTCTTTATCGTCTACCGATTCTGCAAACATATAGGGGTGGATTGTCTGATCTGCGCTTCTGTATGCTGTGTTCATAAAGCCAACCGGGTTTTCTATTGCTATCCTCTCTGCGTTTGCAAGCCAGAATCGCATGAAGAACATAGCAGCGCAAGCACGCTCTCGCCAACGGGCAACCACCTTTTCGGGCGGCGTGTGTTTTAGCGAAAAATGAATACCGGAAACATAGCTTAGGAAGGTGCACGGCGGGTGTGCAATCAGCAAATCCCACCGTCCCACATCATGCGCCTGTCCGTCCATGGTGGTCACTTGCCCCCCCTCGATGGCCTTGAGCGCATCGCCAAGGATATGCCACTCTGGGTGCCCGCCGCTGGGTTCCTGGATGTCGCAGGAGTAGGCCTCATACCCACGCTCCCGGAACGCCTTGCAGACGGTTTGCGATTCCTCGCAGGCTACAAGCACTTTCATTTCTCGCTTTCCTCCACCGTGTCAAACAAGCTAACCCCCTGATAGGCCTCCTGCTCCCGCCGTTTCTTCTCCGCCTTCTCCTGCTCCATCCGCTCGGCCTTGTAGGCGTTGTACTTCTGCCGGTAGGTGTAGGACTTGCCGAAGACGTTCCAGGCGGCTTTCACAAGGTTCGGTTCGTAAGGCCGGATCAGCTCCAGGTCATCGATGGCCTTGTAGCTGATGGGGCATCCGCAGCAGCCGGTACGGGTCAATCCGTAAACCTCGTAGGCATCGGAGTACCGCAAGCCGTAATACTCCTTGTACCAGGCTTTGTCCGCATCCGAAACATAGTACAGAGGCCGGAGCCGATACTGCCCGGAGGCCGTCTCCGTGAAGCACAAGGATGTGTTATCCTTCCGGGGCACGGAACGCATACCGCCCTCGTCCCTCCGTTCTCCGGTAATCACCATGTCGTATCCCTTCTGGATTTGGTGGGCAACGTTTTTCTTGCAGTGGGTACAGCACTCGGCGGAAATTTTGAAGTCCGGGGGGTACTCTCCGATAAAATCCCGCATATACTTGCTTGAGTTAATCACCAGCTGGATATTTGGCCGTGGCTCTCCCTTGGAGTTGCAGCAGCACAAGAAATTCAGCACACTTTCGCACTTGGGATACCGCTCTTTCAGCTCAAGCCGTTTCGCCTGTTTGTCCCCCGCCTGGTCGTACTCCTGGGCAACGGATAGGGGAATTCCCTTTTTCTGCCACTCGCTCAGCCCAGCGGACATGATCTTGGAAACGAAGGGAATGCCGTATCTCCGGGAAGCCATGACAATATTCACTTTCGGGCGTACCGTCTCGATCTCCACGCCGTATTTCTCGGCCGTGGCCTTGACGTGATCTTTCGTGGCTTTCATTTCCAGGCCGGTGTTGAAGAAAACGTATTTCACCGGAGGCAGATTAAAAATCTCCCGTGTCCGCTCGATCACGTCAATCAGAATATCGCTGTCCGCACCACCGGAGTAGCTGCAAATAGCGTTTGGGTGTTGCTTCAGGTGCTTTGCAACAATGCTCTGGATGGCCTGGAATTTAGCCGGTGCGTCAAAGTCTGCGTATGCCGGGCGGTCGGTGTATACCCGACTGTAATATGTCTCAGCCATTGCCGTCTGCCTCCTCCACCATGTCAAACAAGCTCGGTTGCTCTACTTCTGCATCCTCTGCCCGGAGGTAGGCCACCGCATCGGCAAAATATCCCGGATTCAGCTCACA